CTGGAGACAGGCGCGCGGCCTTCACCGGTCTGGTCGATGTACCGGTATGAGTGGCCGGGAAAGCTATCGAGGAATTTAGTTTTTTTGGTTTCCATATTGATGGTACGGATCGATGGAGTCGAACCATCGTCTTCCTATACTTATCCTTGAGAGCTTTGATCCCGGCGCCGGGAGCTACACAAGACTAGGTGAATAGGCTGCTCTACCGTTGAGCTATACCGTAATTATCGTGCACACAAACGAAAGCCGCTCTATCCAGAATGGAAGGCCGCTGCTACACGGCTAACATCCCTTTGAGAGCGGCTTTCGTTTGTGTGCACGATCGCGCACGCTGTAGCAGTATTCTTCTTCATAGAGGTTTATTCTACCTCGCCTTCGCCGGTCTCGCCGGTCGCATCTTCATCCGCGTCCTCGTCAGTCTCATCAAGGTCTGTCTCGCTATCATCTGCATCGGCGGCATCTGCGTCCGTTGCCTGCTCATCCGTGACCTCAGCTTGACCGGCTTCGACGGCTACGTTGCCGCGCTTCACCGTCAGCTTCTGGATCGAACCCACCGGGTATTGACCGATGATATTGCCGCCTTCGTCGAACATATCGACGAGCCCGGTGATCTTGTAATTCAACATTTCATTATTATCCATACGAATTTTATTATTCTATTACTAATCAGTACAACCTCGATACTAAGCTACCTAATCCCGTGCAGCACGCTGCACGTCCGTCGCGAACGGGCCTTTCGGGCCGTCTTCGACGTTGAATTCTACATCATCTCCCACGCGCATCTCGTCGAATGATACACCATTCATCTCCCGCGCATGGAAGAAGAGATCTTTTTTCGAACCCTCCTGGCTTATGAAGCCGAACCCTTTGTCAGTGATCGTTTTTATCGTTCCTCGTTGCATACGTAACTATTATCTATTAAAAGTCATCCTCAACACTCTCATTCGTCGCCTTTGACGGGGCATCGAAATCGAGGCCGTTGGATGTATCCGCTGCCGGTCGAGCCGCATCCGTCGTGGATGCTTCCTGCTTCGGCAACTTCGGAAGTATATCGCGCTTCACCATCTCTTCGAGAAACGCCAGACGCGCGGTGTCATCCCAGACTAGCTGGCCCTTGACCTGCACCTGCACCATCTGCGGCAATCCGTTCGGATTATCCTTGGTGTACGCGTGCTTCAACGTCGTGCCATCCTGAGAAATGAAGAGCGACGACTTCGTCTTGCCATCTTCGATCTTCTGCGACGGCTGCACCTTCATCTCCTTGTCAAGATCCACATTAGGAAGGATCTTCAAGAAATTCGTGGCGTATGAATTGCTGAATGAAAGCTGCAACGTGTAAACGCTGCCGCCATCCTTGAAATCGAACTCCCACTGCGGGCCGTACTGGCTCTCGCGCTTGCGGATGTTGACGAGCTTGCCCGTGAACGAATCATAAAAGACTTCGTGCACCGTCTTGCCCTGCTTATTCACGCGCTCGACCGCGCCCGGCGTGCCTTTTTCTACGCGCACGCAGAACTTGCCACCCAAGATAGTAATATATTTACCTCCCTGTCTATTATCGAGTCCCATACGTTTGATCTATGCCTTTCGGCTTATTTGATTATTGACGGTGCCGCCGCCACGGTTTGATATTGGCATCGTGCCTCAATCAGTCGTAAGTATACTGCACACCTATGCCGACATCAATCCGTACAATCTGGGGATAACTACTTATGCACATGATGTCCACATGGGGACAACTCTCTGATACAATGTCGGCATACTAGCTAACTCATTCATCATTATGGCCAATAAAGGTTATTCCGCGAAAGCTGGTGCTGCTGGCAAGGATCTCGGCAAGCCCGGAAAGAATTTCGCGAAGATCGAGAAGAGCGCGGCGAAGGAGTACGGATCGGCGAAAGCCGGTGCGAAAGTCGCCGGTGCGGTACTCAACAAGCTCCGCAACAAATAGAGATGGCCAATACGTCTCGCATCACACCGGCGATAGCCGGTGTTTTGTTGTACGGACATTTGCCGGTATGTATTCCCGTATGTACATGATCGCACACGTACTTCGGCACGTGCATCGCCATACTAATTCCACAGCCACACGCACACGATGACGATGAGCGCGATAATGATTATTATGTTCAACATAGTTATTTATTAGCTGCGATTAAGGCATTCAGTTGCTCTACAGTCACCTTGTGGTATCCGAACACCATGGGCGGCAGCACCGCTCTAGTCTTCGCATAGGCCGCCGTAACGGGCAGCATCGTCATGATGGCGAGCGTAACGAGCATTGATATAAGTGTTAGTGTCTTGTTATTCATATATGATTGATATTACCTTCTAATCTTAATAATTGCACCTGTATCCGAAGATTATTTATTGAGCGGCATTAGCAACGCCCGGGCACTCTGTGTATCCGATGTTGCAGTGACAATGACGGGATAACCCACTTTTTTAGGTATAGTCAGTGTCACTTCATTGCGCGGATACTTCGCAGTATCAAGCGCGGCAAGGGCTTTGAGAATCTCTGCGAGGTACTCACCATTGCAGGTGAAGGTCACTGTATTCTTGTCCTCGATCTGGGTGAAAAGCTCTTCATACTTCGGAAACTGATCTGCGCTTGCATGAAGCATCACCGGTGCGGCGGTTGTCTCGCTCGCGATAGTCGCTGTGATATTGTCGCCGGTATCAAGCGTTATGCTTTTGTCCTTTGCGGGGATTTTAAGGTGCTTGAGATCGGTTTCGCGCATCAGCACGGGATTGATCGCCTCGCCGGTCGTCTCGGTCTTGGTTATCTCCACGAGGCGGAATGAATCAGTCGCGACTGCTTTCACGCCGTCGGTGTACACGCTTGCGAGTTCCGGGCGGATATACGATTTTGACGCGAATACATGCAGCTTGATCTGGTCTTTTGTGAGTGATGTCTTCATAGTGATTTATTTAAGCTCTGGTATATCCGTCGAACCATACGCCCGCCTTGCGCGTATCGGGCCTATTGCAATGCTCCTGCACCTCTTCGAGCGTCTTGCCTTGCATCCCGCGCACCTTGCGCGCGGGCGTGCCTTCTTTGGCGTAATAGCGAATTACGTTGTACAGCTCTTCCTTTCCCGTACGCATGTTGCTTGCCATACTATTTTGCATCTACCCACTCGTTGATAATCATCGCCATCTCTTCGATGCGTTTGTCGTACCAGATAGCGCACGCGTCGGCGATATCCTTTGTAGTGTATTCGCGCATTATGTCCGATACCTCGTCCTGATTGTTTGCATTGAGATATGCGAGTCGACCATTAGTGTAGACACTCGCGCGCTCACTTGAGCGTTCGCATATCGCGTCTTCAATGTCCTTCACATCATCGTCGTAGATATCAATGAGCATGTCTATGGCCACATAGAATGTCTGATAGTCAAAGTCTTTTACTTCGTAATGCTTCAGGAATAGGCCTATCAATTCTATGGGCGCGCCGTCGGTAAAATGATTGAACATCGTGCCATCATCGCGCTTAGATGATGTCATCGCGCTTTTAAGTGCTGCTATCTTTTCTTTTTTGGTCATAGGATTATTTGATATTGCTTTGTAAATCGTCAATCGACGATGCTAGTACTATCTGATGCACGCCTTGCCGTGCCATGTCATGACACCTTGCAACTGACATCCCGCGTCAAGCCATGCATTGAAGATGACTGCGCAGGCGATGAAGAGAACGAAAAGAACGAAATATTTCATATGATTGATTTTTAGATTTTTATAAAAGTCGCTCGACCACGACCACTCAAGTGTAGGCGATGTCGCTGTCGATGTCAATGATTGTATTTGTGGATAACTTTAAAATCCACAAGGTATGATGCGCGGCTGATTTTGGATTTGGGGGTATTTGCGGGGTATTGGGGGGGGTTTTGATCCACAAAAGTACCTCTGTTTTGGACCGACTTCATAAAAATATGCGGTTTTGCGTGTTTTGCGTTGACGGTTTTAAGCCATAAAAAGTGGGCACGGTTTCGTGCCCACGCTTGTGCCCACTCGCGCCCATATAAAGCTAATGGTTGTGTTAAATATGGCTTTGTATAGCGATATATTAGAACACATTGTGTCGAAAATGGCCTAATTACCTTGGCTCAACTAAGCCAAAATGGGCACAAGGGCACGAAATTCTAAAATAAATTACGCGTAGAGATTTAGGTTGTAAAATGTAATATAATCTAAAATTTTGAATTCTTGTGCCCTTGTGCCCACGCTGCCGCTTCCTTGGCTCTGTTGCTTTGTAAAATGCGCGTCATCGACCAATGGGCACGAAATGGGCACGAACTCGTGCCCACTTTTTATGGCTATACTACGTCAACGTGGCTCAACACAGCCACCGCATAAGGTATGATTCTATGATGATGCCCGATGCCGCACCTTGATGATGATATATGAATGAGCATTCATATATTCGCGTCGCGGTCTTCGGCGAGCGTTCCAAGCAAATCGTCAGGGGTTACCCCCTTCGCCGACCCCCGGGTCTTGTCTTAAAAATAATCTATACCCCCACCCTCCACGACATATATTTTTTCTCGAGGGGGATGATCGAAAAAAGACACCCGGCATGTCCGTACGAAATGTGACTCCCATCAAAATTTTTTCCCCCAGGGTTTCGTGGTATTATTTTTGATATGAAGCGTCCACAAAGAGGTTCTACTCCTAAGCAGTACGCGTACGCGACACGCAAGCTCGGTGGGCAAGGCTCCAGCAAGAAGGAGATGGCACTGCTCTCAGGATTTTCTCCGTCGGTCGCGGCTAACGCCAAGAGGAAGATTGAGAGCACGGAAGGTTATCACAATGCGGTCGCAGTGCTGGCCCATGAATCGAACAATCTTCTGCTCGAGGTCTTCGCCCAGTTCAAAGCGCGCGGGCTCGATGAGTTCTCGAATAAGGATCTCGTCTCTGCCCTCAATGCGATTGCCAGCGCCTGGGATCGTATCGATACCAAACGGGCGCCGGATAGGATGAAGACGCCGGAAGGCAATCCGCTTCGCCGCGTATTCGAGCGACGGGTTGAGACGCAGCGCGTCACCGAAGAGGAGGTGAAGGAAGAGCCGACGCACGTCGAGGCGACGGTAATCAATCCCGACGCGATCATTCCCAATGACCTCGACTTCTGATATGCCGGAAGCGATAAGAGCCTTGGGGGAGATAACGCGGCTCGTCCTGTTGGTCGAGGTGCGTCCGCTATCAGATGAGTATGTGCAGGTCGCTCTGGATCGGGAGACATTCAAGAAGATCAGTGACATCGCATGGGCGGCAATGCCCATATCAAAGCATGCGAAACCGGGAGAAGATCGCAGAACGATAATAATCGAAGACATGACGCCTGTTGTGATTCCTAACTTGCGTGAATCGGAATGATGCATGAAACAATCTCTCCAGTTCCAGAAGGAGCACAACATCAGAGTCATAGAGGCTCTCACTGCTGACCCTGACCTCATCGACTCGAAGCGATGGAGAATGGACAATCTCTATTGGATAATTACGAAGTCCGGCATTAAGGAGTTGTTCCAGATGAATCGCGCACAGCGCCACTTCTTCGAGAACTTCCTGAATCCTGATGATAGGGAAAGGTTTTTTTATCGCCACATCATCCTCAAGGCTCGCCAGCTCGGCTTCACGACATTCATCGACTTGTGGATTCTCGATGAGATTCTCTTCAAGACTAACCGCGATGCGATCATCATCGCCCACACGGTCTTCGATGCGACTGAGATCTTCGACAAGAAGATCGACTATGCGATACGCAATATGTCCGAAGAGGTTAAGGGTGCGAGCTTCAAGCTGGTGCGCAACTCTGCAAAGAAGATCCAGGTCGTGATCGACTATGGGCCAGAGCAGGGTTCCACTTCCGGCATCCAAGTATCCGCATCCGGTCGATCGGGCACGTACTACTACGTGCACATCTCGGAATTCGCGAAGCTCTGTCTCTTGTACCCGGGGCGTGCGAAGGAAGTGGAAGCGGGCACGTTCCCCGCGGTTCCGTTCGATGGGAACATATTCATCGAGTCGACTGCGGAAGGCATGGCGGGGCGGTTCTATGAGCTATTCAACCAGGGATGGCCTGTCCGTGATGAGGTCACGCCGATGAAGTCGCGGGTGATGTTCCGCGCGCATTTCTATAACTGGCAGTATGACGACGCGGAGATGGCGAAGATTGACGCACCGATACCGATAAAGGATATGGAGATGTGCGAGATCGATTGGGCTGAGTACCAGAAGGAGCATTCGCTCAACGATATTGAGATCACGTATTACTACATGAAGTGGTTGCAGATGGGCGGCAGCGGCTCGACCGATGCGGTGCACAAATTGCATCAGGAGTTCCCGACTACGCCGGAAGAATCTTTCTTGTCGACGGGTCAGACGTACTTCCCGACGTCGAAGGTCTTCTCGCAGATGCAGACGGTACAGTCCGGCACGCGCGGAGAGTTCTCGATCAACGAGCGCGGCGAGGTGATATTCCAAGAGCATTCCAGCGGAGAGTTCGAGATGTTCGAGAAGCCCGAGCGCGGCATGAAGTATGTGATCGGCGGCGATACGGCAGAAGGTCTCGCGCATGCGGACAAGCAGGTGCTCTATGTGTTGAAGCACAAGACGGAGAAGTGCGTCGGCATCTATCGCTCGTCGATCCCTCCGGATGAGTTCATCGACATGGCGTATATGGTTGGGAAATTTTACAACTGGGCGCTTCTCGCTATCGAGTCGAATAAGGACGGACTATGGGTGAATGACGGCCTCGACAAGAAGGGATACGTGAATCTGTATTATCGAAAGGTGTTCGATGACATAACCAAGCAGGTGACGAAGTTCTTCGGGTGGAAGACGACATCCGCGACGCGCCCGTTCGCGCTCGCTGCATTGAAGGCTGTGTTCCTTCGTCTCACGGACGGATTTCCGATGGCGTTTCTCACGGAAGCGGTCACATTCCTGCGCAATGCGAAAGGCAGGCCCGAGGCGCTTGCCGGCAAGCACGACGACGTGGTGATGGCTGCGAGTATTGCGTATGCCGTACTTCAAGAGCAGGGGAAGTATGTGGAGGTATCGTCATCGGATGCTGGCTTCTCAATGGGTAAGGCTATGTTTTCTGAGAAGCAAGCGGCGACCATACCGAGTGCTGCCTATACACAGAGCGTGCAGGAACAGGGCATCCGCGAGTTATGAGCGAAGATGTTGACAGTGCACACTTTGTTTTATCATAAACGCGTTATACTATCTGCAATATGCCTGATGACTACAGCGGCGTCTCGAATACATCTCCGACACAGGATGACGGGACTGCTCTCAATGGAACCGGCGCGACAGGCTCGACCGGGCCGGTAAAATCCCCGTACGACAATCCGGTAGCATATAAATTCGTCGAAGAGAAGAAGAAGCTGATGAAGAAGTCACAGTACCGTGAACGCTTCGACGCGCTTTCGCGGGAGATTACCCAGAACATCATCAATACGACCGTCTCATACGGCGAGAAGATCTATGAGAAGACCGGCTGGGGCTCGATGGTCTTTTATAACAAGATGTCGAATGGCTCGTATGACATCAATGTCTATCCGCAGAAGCTCACCGACCGGAACCAGAATCAATCGGGCGTACCGGTATCTCAGGAGCCTATCGCGCTTTCAAAGATTCTCATTGCTACGAGTGTGCTGGCCGGAAAGGTACCGGATGCGGAAGTGGTCGGGGACGATAAGATTTACAACAAGGCGGCTTACGAATTGTGGAAGCGGACATGGACATTGAAAGGTGCCAATGGCCAGAATACTTTGGAGCGCACATATCAGAATCTCCTCACGTACGGATGGGCGGCATGGCGCACCTATCCGCGACGCGTCTCTGTCATACGGTCGGGAGTCCAGAAACTTCTCTTCGATGACATCTATCGTGAGCCGCTTGATCCTGATCGTACATGGCTCGGCCTTGCGCAGAATGCGGGAGATTACTGGACGCAGTTCGAGGTCTATTATGAGAAGGATATCCCGAAGGCGGAATTTTTCGAGATGATGCCGGCTGCAAAAGATTTCGTACGCCGAAAGAACTTCTTGGACAAGTCTCTCACTGCGGTGCAGCCGGATGAGTCGCAGGCTGATCTCTCGACGACCGAGGAAGCGAAACAGGAGAATCAGGTATTCTCCGAGCACTCGTTCACGATCGGCTACTACGAGAACGTGCTGATGAATCGCTACGTCGTGAAGTGCGGCAAGTTCGTCATCTACGATGGAGAGCTGCCGAATGACGACAACTACGGCTCGGTGCTCGTTTCTCGCTGCTTCGTGAAGAACATCCTCGATCCCTATGGTGTCGGCCTTTACGAGATGATGCGCGGCAACACGGCGCTTTTTACATACATCAATTCCCTTAACGCCCAGCAGGTCGAGGCGGAGATCTTCCCGCTTCTCTTCGGCCCGCAGGTGCAGAATGGATCGAATACATATCGCCGTTCTCCGAACGTCATCAATCCGAAAAACCCCGGCACGTCTATCGACGTGGTGAAGACCTCCGGCAATGTGCAGCAAGGCATCGCCTTCGGCGCGCAGCAGAAGGTCGCGATCGAGGAGAACACCGGTGTGAATAATATCGTCTCCGGCCAGGGAACTGAGTCGACGCTCGGATCTACGGTCATCCTCAAGGAAGCTGCGCTAAATCGTCTCACACCTCCGCGTAACTCGATGATGAATGCGCTCCAGACGGATGCGCACATCGCGCTCTCATGGATCGAGCAGACCTATCCGACCGACAAGATATTCTTGATTGACAAGGATGAGGATCTCGCGGCATTCGCGAAACAGAATCCGGATTATTTCATGCAGGCGACTCCCGTGCTCGGAGATGATGGGATGCCGGTCGGGTCGATCGTCACCGCGTCGCAGAACCTGCGCATGAATTTCGATTTCACTGCCGATGGCCAGCTCCTTGAGAATGTGCCGACCCGGACGATCTCCGCGCGCAACTTCTTCACCGAGATGACCGCAAGCGGACATCCGAAATCCTACGTCGAATTCCTCATCGACCCTGATTCGATGCTCGTGCCTTCGATGGAGATACAGAAGCAGAATTACATGGCGATCTCTCCGATCATCACCAACCAGATCAACCTCATATACCAGCTCCGCCGTACCGATCCGGAAGCGTGCGCATCCCAGCTCCTCGCATTCCAACGATTGCTCAAGATCCAGAAGGAGGACATCTACGATTACATCCCGAAGGCGGTGTATGACGAGCTCCTCGCGCTCCAGCCGTCGCAATTCCCTTACCCTGGCGCGATCATCGACAAGACGAAACTCTATCGCTACGCGCCGGCGGATGTGCAGCGCGAGATCGAGCAGGATGCGGGGCTCCAGCCATCTGCGAGCGACAATATTCCTCCTGCGACTCCCGGCACGATCAAGCCCGTCATCAAGGAGCAGGCTCCTCCGATAGATATAGCTGCGATAAATTCCGATCCGACAGCAGCTTCTCGCGTGAAAACGCCGAATCAGATACCGCGACCGCAATCCCCTATGGGGTCGTCGGTGGATGCGAGTGTCGGTCGTGCAGCGCACGGAGGAAACGGATTCTTTCCTGGAACACGATTGAAATAATCTATGGATCCCGAACAGTCAATGAAACAGAAGAAGATCGCGTTCGCACAGAGCGATCACATCGAAGCGGTCGTGGCATTGCTGCGCGAATCATGCCGCCAGGAGAAGCTCGTCGGCGATACTGAATATGAGACAGTCGTCAATGCGGTGACGCTTGATGCTCAGAGCGACCTCATTATCAAATTTATCAATCAGATCGACTTCATAAAACAAGGAGGTCTTCATAGATAAGAATTATGGAAAAGAAACCGGTAGAAATGAAGAAGGAAAAATTCACGATCCAAGTGAATTACTCGGAGGATGCTATCGAGAAGAAGCTGATGAAGTTCATCACCCCGAGCGGCGACGAATTTGAGATCTCCGCAGAGGAAATGTCGACGATTCTCATCGGTCAGGTCAACTCCGACCTCATCGAAGCGACGTTTGTCGAGTCAGATCGAGTGAATGTCGTCGAAGTGATGCGTCAGATTCGCGTACGCGCGGATCGAGATATAGCAAAAGGCGAAGAGATCCGGCTTGAATACACTCATCCGTATCCAATCGAGTTCGCAGTCATCGAGGAAGCGGCAAATATCGCGAAAATCCGCATGGATGTGCCTATGCGCGAGCTCACATTCGATTACATCCAGTCAGTGAAGGAAAAAATCACTCCAAAACAGCGAAAATTCTCGGAATTGGTATGGAAATTCTTCAAAGATCTCAAAACGAAGGCTGAAAACACAGTCGGCGGTTGAGAATTAGAAATAAGAACCCGTTGGTGATCGGAAAATCACTAAAATCGTATGTCGTTAGCGACAAAAATCAAGAAGGCGCAGAAGATGGGGATAACTTTCGCCGAAGGCTACACCCCGAAGAACGAGGCAGAGGTCGATAAGCTTATTGAGGCGAAGTCCGAGATATTGGATCAGCAGAAAGAGGATGCACGCATCATGCGTGCTCAAGAAAAGAAGGCTGCCGAGGATGCAGTGAAAAACAAGGTCATTCTCCGTGACATCGATGGAGATGATGTCGACCAGAACGAGTATTTCTTTCCTCGCGAGAAGGAAGAGACTGTCGATGGCAAGAAACTCGAGCCTACCGATCAGACAGCGCCAATTTACTTCAACAAAATCTGCGGAATGCCTGTAGACCGCGATGAACTCATCGACGTATTCCTGCAATATTTCCCCCGCTCAAAAGGATTCTTGTTTTACAAGACTCGAGATAAGGAGGTATATCTCGTGATCGTGCCTTTGAAGTACGCGACTACTATCAGCCGTTCGAATGAGTCCCGTCCGGGAGATTTCCAGCGCCATGCGCTCTCATTCGTGTCGGAAGGATCAGTGAACGTCGATTCGCTGAAGCTCAAACTGCACCGTATCGCTAATCACAGTTCGATATCCACAGAGCCTATCGAACGATAGGAACGTATGCTACGATTACCAGTAACTCAAACGTCAACGACCACGATACGGTCGGATAAAATATGAGCGACGAAAATACGGGGGCGACAGGAGGAGACGAAGCGGAGTTGGATTCAATTCTCGAATCGTCAATAGCTGCCGTCAGAGCTGGAGAGACCTTATCGACAGGAACGACAGGTCAGACTGGAGAGACAGGTCCCACCGGGGCGACGGGCCAATCTTCCACTGAAGATACGGCCCCGACCGGAGAAACTGGATCGACAGGAGAGGCCCCAACCGGCGAGACCTCAGAGACAGGAGCGACAGGAGAGGCGGATATACGAATTCCCAACAAGGGCAAGTTCGAATCCGATGAGGCTTATGAGAAGCGTATCGAGCTTTTCGACCTCGTGAAGCGCCGAAAGGCAGCTATCACTCCTGAAGCGAAGTCTGCACTTTCAGAAGCCGTCAAAAAGGCTAAGGGTGAATTAAAGACCTTGGGCGGTGGAGAAAGATTTATTCCTCATACCGACGGCGGTACAGGTGCCACAGGAGAAGCAGATCCGGCCTTGGCAGCGGATCAGGAGCGGCTACGGCAGCTCGGAGGCGCGACCAAGGAGGACATCGCGGCGATCATCGCTCAGACACAACAGGTAGCGCAGGTACGTACTGATCTTCAAAATTTCGTCGGAAAGCACACTGAATTGAAAGATGAGGATGTGCGCGAGGTCTTCTTCGACTTCGTAGATGAGAACTATAACTGGCAAGGCAAATCGGGCAGGGAGCTCACAGCTACTCTCGAGATGGCTTACGAGAATATGTTCCGTCCCGCCGAAAGTGTGACAGATCGCGTATTGAAAGCGGCAGGAGTTCAGGCGAAAGTGAATGCCATGCAATTCCCAGGTGGGACGGGCGGCGGCAGATCATCTTTCTCGCCGGATGTGCAGAAAAGCATAGACGAACTGAAAGCCACTGGCATGTCTGAGGAGAAAGCTATCGAACTCTTATCCTGAAACCTCGGTATTAACTTTTGAAAATATGAGCTTCATTCAAGCCATAATCAAGAATCCAACACGTTCAATCGTACGCCCTAATAAGGGTTCTGCGACAGTAATGAACAAGGGCTATGTCCTTGAATACGCTGCTGGGCTCGCGATTCTCGGATCGTCTACGACTGTTCGCGCTAACGTCATTGGCGTGTGCAACGAGGACATCACTGCCGCACAGGCATTGACATCCGTCTCGACGATCGAAGTCTTTACGAACGATGTTTGGGTTGCTGATTCGACGAACAATTCGGACGCGACGATGAATGGTCAGGACATGGTACTAGGCGCAAACGGAGGAATCGTAAACAACACTGGCACTACCTCGGCAACGGGTATCGTCAAGCAGGTCGGTGTTTACGGTGCGAATACTGACAAGAAGATCCTTGTCGCGTTCATCGCCGAATAATTACTAATCAATCTTAATTTCCTACTAGTATGCAAGGAACAATTCAAGATTATGCAGTCATCGTGAACAATGTGCTCAAGTACATCGCTCCGAAGGTTGCACCTACGACGCGCGCTGAATACCTCGACTTCATGTACAAAGTCGTCGACAACCAGCGCATCTATTCTGACACCGGCGTCACTGGTCTCGGTATGGCCGAAATCATCCCTGACGGCGGTGTAGGAGTTTCGGATGCCCCGATCCAGGGCTTCTCGAAGAATTACACCCAGATGCACTTCACGAAAAAGGTGCGTCTCACCTTCCAGTCGAACTTCTTCCTCTTCGACAGTTCTGCTGCGAAGATCAAGGGTACGGTCAAGGACAAGGTGCTCGAAGGTAAGAATGCTATCGAACTCGCTAAGAACTACTTGGCGCAGTGCTTGCTCTCGCAAGGTTTCGGTACGGCCTTCACATGGGTCCCGATCAACATGGTCGGTACTCCGACCAACGTCTCGACCCTCGGTGCGGATGCAGTAGCATATTGGTCTGCTTCTCACCCTCGTGAAGACGGCGGTCCGGTATGGACCAACGTCATCGTTGACGTGGTGCCATCGCCGCAGTTCACCTATTCTTCGCTTCTTGCTGCACGTCGCCAGCAAACGCTGAAGAAGGACGGCCGCGGTATGCCGCTCATGTCGACACTCGACACGATGGTCGCTCGCTCTGGCTCTCAAACGGCACAGTACGCGAAGACTATCAAGGGTACTATCGACAAGGGTCTTGCTCCGCAGCAAGTGAATCTCTTCAACAACGCACCAGCTACCGACACCTTCACGGTTGTCGAGCTCTCGGCGTTCGAGAATCTCGGACTCACGGGCCTCATGTGGGGCATGTTCGACTCGTCGATGATGACGCAGGATTATGGCTTCCTCTACATCGAGGCCTTGCCTACCCGCGCTGAACCGGCTGTAGTCGACCTCTTGGGCAACCAGGATCTCGTGCTCAACTTCAACTGCCTCGCGCAGATGGGCGCATCCGACCTCCGCGGCTGGATGTGGAGCGCTGGAGACGGTGTGACCACAGGTTAGTTTTTCCACTCACTCCCGGCGTACATCCGGGAGTGGAATGGGAAAATTGATCCCGATTATCAGTAATCGAAAAATGGCTTATTCTACAAGATGTACACAGCAGAAAAGTAAACCTTCCTCTCAACGTGCCGGTGGGGGATACTATAATCATCCCCTTTACTGCAAATGAGTGGCACTATCTCCATGAATTGATCGGGGATCTCCAGGCGGCTGGTAATCTCACGGTATTGACTAAGACCCAAGCGGGAGTGGAGACAATAAAAGCGACGTTTACGCTTACATCTGGACAAGGCATCACGATGACCGATGAGCCAGGTGAAGATAATCGTCCTCGTGTCGAAGCGAAGCCAGGAGAAGACATAATCCTACGTATAACCGGCGGCGCTTTTCTAGGGAATGCCCACTGGTCTCATCGTTTTTAAGATATGAATGACCTCACGCCTGCACAGATAAAAGTG